AATCTACACCATATCTCTCTTGATTGGTAGCAATAATTTTATTTCTTACTTCAAGTGATGCCATATGATGATCGCCACCATATCTCTTTTGATTTGTTGCGCGAATTTTTACAATAGATTCTGGAATATGCATGGGATTAGTTACCCCATGATGTTCAAGTAATGTTTTTTCTTGTTTTGCAAGACGACATTTGCGTTCTTCTTCTGATACTTGAGATTGCTTTATAGTAATTATCGTAGCTTGGTGTTCTTTTTTACATGCACAATTATTTGAACAAAATTGTCGATAACCAGCATGAATTGTATTAAAGATTCTTTTATTTCCGCGATCACAAAATGCATCGTGAAAACTATTAATTGCAATGTAAATTTTCTCACTAAGTTTCATATTAATGGTATCAATTCGTCCTTCGCATTGAGAGTTGATCCATGCCATCATTTCTGGACGACACAAAATTGATCTGCTTATGCTTCTCTTAGCCGTCTTTGTAATTAAATTACGAATTTTTTCTTTCATTTCTTCATCTGTCATATAATTCTCCTTTTAGAGACGATTCTTATTTATCATCTTGAATTTACCAACTCTGCATCCAGAAGGCAAGAGAATTTTTGCATTAAAAAACGGTCTAGAAAATTTTCTAGACCGCTTTTAATTAGGTTTTATTCTTATTGTTTAAGAATAATTTTATATGAAAGTGAGAGAGGCAGTATCTATTGCCACGAGCCCGAGGTAATCAGCAGCATTTCCTAAGCTTGAAGCACTGTTTGTCAATTCTAAGAATCCATACCGTGTCATGAACGAAACGACTGGCTCGAACGTATTCGGGTCAATTAAAGTTCCGCTGCTTGTTAGTGGCACATATGGGCAATAGAAGGCGGCTGCATCCATTTCATTGCCTTTATACCCAACTAGGACAGGTGTCTGATCAGGGGCATATTGGTTCACATACACGCGCATAGCGTTGTTAAGAGTTCCAACAAATTTGGTATTGGTCGGAGCTTCGAACACGCCTTCGGTTGTGCGGGCGAATGCGGAAGTTGTAGCAGATTGCAGAATTGTCAAAGCTGTTGGCGAAACGACAACCCAATTACCGGCACCACGACGTGTGCGAGCGGCAATTAAGTTCGCTTGGCGATTGATTAGAATGGCAAGAGCGGCATGCACATCACCGACGAATGTTGGTGTGCCTGTTACGTCGTCCATTTTGAAAGTAGAAGTAGGAGCACCAGGAAGTGCCATCAAGGAAGTGATAATTTCCTGGTCGATTTCAGCGGTAATTTCTTGAGCCAAAGCCGCCATAATTTCGGCTTCGATATCAAGACCTTGTTGCGCTTGTGCATCTTGTGATGCTTCAAAAGTCCAGCGAGCAGCAAGCTTGCGGGTTTTTGCCTGTACTACTTCTTTCAGAATCTGAATGGAAATACGATTTCCACCGAGACCTTCGAGGTATCCAGTATCAGCCGCTTTTGGATTAGCAACGACACCGTTACCAGAGTAATAAGCGGCAATATTGAATGGAGAAAGTGCTTCCGCGCCTGCACCAACACCACCACCAGCGGCTGGAATAGTGTCAGCATATCTAACACGCAGGGTATGAATTTGCGCCACTGGACCGGTCATGGGCTGAACGCCAATGATTTCGTTAGCGATGACGGTTGGCATAACGCGGCGAATAACCGGCAGAATGACTTTATTCAAAGCGGCAACGTTACCGGCATTTGTTGCACCAGCGGTTGCGGTTTCTGAAAGCATCTTGCGAGTATTTTCAAGAACCGTTTCCATCATGGTACGTTTAGTAGTAGATTTTGTGCCGTCCATATTATGACTAATATCGCGACCTTCCAGCAGTGCCGATTTTGTGGCTTTCCACTGGCTCTCAAAAAGTTTATTCATTATTTTGTGTCTCCTTGGATCACTTGTGGATACCAGCGAGGCGAACTACCTGCGCGATATCATCGTTAAATTCGTTTGTTTCTGTTTCGGCTTTTGCATTTTCGAAAAGACGTGTGGCGCGTTGATTGTCACCGGTTACCACAGATGTTCTCGGTTCTGCTTTTTTCAAAACATTAGTTTTTGTTGTTTCGTTAAGAACAACGGGAAGAAGTTTGTTAAAAGTACCACGCAAAGCTTCGGTTTTGACTGTTTCCAGCATGCCTTCCATGACAATTCGTTTCTCGCCACGCAAATTGCTGAGCAATTCGCCCATCACTTTGTTACGAGTTGCGTTTTCTTCAGCCAAACGCGCCTTACGGGTTGCGATTTGACTTGTTTTTAATGCTTCGTTTAGTTTCGTTTTTGCTTCTGTTTCCGATTTTTTCGTAGATTCCAACATATTCTGGAGATTACGAATTTCGGTTCCTTCTGCGAGATAGCTGGTCAAATACTCTGCGGCTACTGCTTCAAAGATGCGACGACCGAAAGTATTTTGACGTTGACGTTCGAGATCTTCATGAAGTTGTTTCATTTCATGTGTCAAAGCTTTATTGACAACTTTTTCCACATTTTTTGCAGCTTCTTTGACAAAACGTGCTTGTGTTTCGCGAAGACGTTTGCGTCCTTCCGTGACCAATTTCATACGTGTTTCAATAAGAGAACGATGGTCTTTATTGAAATCCGTCATTTCCTTGCGAACTTGACGAACAACAAATTCATCAATTTTACGAAGACGTTTGGCATACATTTTTGCCAAACCTTCTTTCATTGTATTGAGGTTATTTGCTGTTTTCATTTTTTCATCAAGAAGATATTTTTTTTGTTCACGTAATTTTTGAATTTCTTTTCGAAGTGCTTCAACCATTACTTTACGAGATTTTTCTACATTCTCATTTAGTTTTGATGAATATTTCTTACGATTTTCTTTTACTGCCTTGCGAAAAGTAGAACGCGCTTCAACGAATTTAGTTACGGCTTCGTTTTTTTCGTTGGCGTGTTTTTGCACGACATCGGTCAACATACGGTCCATAGCTTCAACAAGATTTTCCTTGTCATGTTCGTAACGACGCGCCATTTCCTCACGCACGGCTGATTCAGCCTGCTTCGTGGCTTCCGCCACTTTTTTATCAAATGCTTCTTGGAGGGCTGTAACAATCTCCGGAGGGAGAGTATCTTCGCCAAGAAGTTTAGAAATGGAGTTATCCATTGGAATTAAATCTCCTTTGGTTTTTAAAATAATTTATCAATCACAGCAAATAACTCCTTTGAGAGATACTTCTGTGCTTTTGGATCATGAGAAACAGCTTCTGCTAATTCTCTGAGAGTACGACCGTTTTTAAATCTAAACGCTTCGTATACTGGTTTTGGATAGGCATTTGGAGCGGACGGCGAAATCACAAGATCACATGTCACAATAGCGTATTCACTTACATACCCACGCTCATCAACATTTCCAACGCCTCTACTTGAGACACCGATACGTAATCCTGCTTCAATAAGAGTTCTTGCAATATTACCCTCTGGTGTTGGTAATATTCTTAATTTTCCCATTCCAGAATTTCCATCCATCCACATTTCTGTTATTAAATGGCTGATACGAGAAATATTGATGGTTAATTCAGGGGGATGATCGCTCTCCCCTGGTAAGCCATTGTTTTCTTTAATTTTTTTATTAGCTTCTTGAACTGCTTTACGAATTTCGCTTACTGGATAAATTCTTTCGTTATGATTTTTTACACCGCCTTCAATGAAAACACCTTTCAGGAAAAGATTTTTTTTTCCTGTTTCTGCATCATCTTCTAATAACGTTTCGGCGCGAGACTGACTATATGTCAAATGTTCAATCAATGTTGCCTGAATTAATTTCATTTACGCAATTCACTCTAGTGTAATAAAAATAAACTCTTTCTTGAGTTTCTAATAATATTTACTAAATTATCAATATTATTTCGATTTAAGCTATAAAAACTATATTTCTTATTTTCAAATGATAAATATAGATATAGTCTACAATATTTTATTAGGAGTTTATTTTGATTATTGGAAGAATTTATGCTTTGGCAGATCCTCGTGACATAGCCAAATTGCCAGATGGATTTCATGAAAAAGCATTAATACATTTGGAAAATGGAGAATTAGATGCTCCACATATGGATCAATGGTTTAAATCCATTTCTTATATTGGAAAAACTACAAATTCAATTCATAAAAGACTAAGAAAACACATTAGAGAAAGCCGTGATAAACGCAGAGTTAGTCATAAAAATAATTGGATTATAAAATTAGTCAAAGATGGCGTAGAGCCAATTTCTTTACTTATATTAGAAACCGAGACATCAAATAAAGAATTAAATAAAATAGAAATTGAAGCTATAAGATTTTTTCGTGAACATGGAAGTGCGCGAACGAATACTACGCATGGCGGTGATGGGTTTAGTTTACAAAAAATTAGTCCAGAACAGCGGCGTGAACATATTAAAAAAGTTAATGAGAATTTGGGACCAGAAGGGCGGCGGGCTCGTGCATTAAAAAATAATGCGACTTTGGGCGCAGAGGGGCGATCTGCAAAAATGAAAAAAGTTGCTCAAACACTTGGAGCAGAAGGTCTTAGTAAAAGATCTAAAAAAGCAATGCAAACGATGGGTAAAGAAGGTATTGCAGCACGCAATAGAAAAGGTATTGAGACCATGGGTCCGGAAGCAAGAAGTGCTCGTACTAAAAAAATGAACGACAATCTTGGCGTTGATGGTCGGCGTGCTGCTGCATTAAAAAGAGTAGCAACATTGGGTCCAGCAGGAATAGCAAAAAAGCAAGCAAAATCGTGGCGAACAAGATCATTAAATAATCCAAGACCATATCCACTCGGTATATCTTATGCAAAATCTACAAAATTTTTTACTGTTGTTACTTCAATTTCCGAATTTGGATATTGCAAATATATTGGTTGTGCAAATACATTAGAAAAAGCAATTGAAAAACTTAATGCTTATCGTTTAGCAAATCCGTCCATTAAAAATGGATACAATAATTGATAACCTCTAAATATAATTTGCATTAAAATTATAAAAGGTTTATAAGAAAATGATACGAAAATATCTCAAAGAAGTTGAAAGTGGTATCATGTCTAACAAAAATGCTATGAACTATGTGACGACAACAGCAGAAACCCCAAAAAACAAAAAAATAAAATATAAAGAGGGAGATTTGGTTCCAAATGAAAAATCTCCTGCGTTTAAAAACGCAATGAATGCATGGAAAAGTACAAATTCTATTGATGTTACTGATATGAGTGAAGAAGAAATTATGAAGATGTTGAGTTGAAATTGTGGCTGAAAGAATACGTCATATATCAAAAAAAGTTATTTTTAGAAGAGATAAAAATGATAAACTTTTTGCAGAACAAGGTATTGACAGAACAAAATATAATAAATCAATATATAAAATAATTAAAAGTATACAAGCAGGAAATGGCGTTCCGGAAAGTTTTTATAGAAAAACCACTGGAATTGATTATCTTTATAAGAAATTTCAATGGATACATTTACATTTAGATGATGATGTTCTTCTGATCGTTAAAGAAATGAAAGATCATGTCATTTTTATTATCATTACGGATCATACAATATTTCAAGATAAACCGAATTTTCCAAGTTTATCGGGTGTTGATAACTCAGTAAAATCAATCGAAATTTCACATAAAATGAAAGCACGTGAAGGTATTGAATATAATATGCGAGTGGTAATCGAAACTACAAAACTTTTAGGAAATTCAATTATTGAATAAAAACCCCTTAGAAATTTTCTAAGGGGTTTTTTATAAGCCAACCTATTGGCGTAACGTATATATGTTTATTGGTCGTGTATTATTTAGTCGATAGCAGATTTTTTATTCGAAGAACCTGCATAATCTTTATTCAAGGCGGCATTTTTATCCATAGTTACTTTTGAAAGAACGGAATCGACTTTTCCTTTTACTGTATTCTTTTTCTTTGGCATATCTTTCACTCCTGGTGCTGTTTCGCGTTCGAAACCAGAATGTGCTCCGGGTCCACCCATTTTCACAGGCATTGCACCACCACGTTTATCAACATTCACCATGGGAATAGGTGATTTATCATTGGGTGATAATTTTTGTTGCATTCCTGTTCCGGCACCAACTTCTTTATGTCCATCTAGAGATACTGAAATTTTTTCAAGTTCCGCCATGACTGATTCGGTGATATCATCGAGATCATCATCTTCTTCGTCAGCGGAGACATCTTCTTTCATTTCTTTTTTTTCTTTTTTGCCATCTTTTTTCATCTCTTTTTTCTTGAGATATTTGGCAAGTTGTGGAGGCATTTTGCCTTCCATCATACCATCGGTTTCGTCCATCATGCTTTCATCAACCATGTCGTCATCATCGGTTGTTACGGTATCTTCCATATGATCTGCCATGTCATCCATGTCTTCGTCATCAACTTCATCGCTCATGTCGTCGCTGACATCTTCCATATCTTTGGTATCATTGTCATTGGAAGAATCATCATCCAAGTCACCGAATTCGTCTTCATCGGTTCCATCGATTTCAGCCATCATACGATCAAATTCAGCAGTCAGTTCTTCAATCTGTGTTTCTAAATCATCGATACGTTCTTCTGTGGTGGCTTCTTCGTCTTCTACGCCATCTTCATGGTCTTCAATTTCCATGCCGGTATCTTCGTCTTCTGCATCGGCGTCTTCAGCCTCTTTATCCGCCATTTCGTCTTCGTCTTCGTCTTCTTCTGTACCAAGGTCATCGGACAATTCGGCGGTATCATCCGCATGTTCATCATCTTCTTTATCTTCAACGGATTCGAGATCATCTTCGGTCATATATTCTTCGGATGTAATTTCGTCATCCCAGCCTTCAGCAAGAACAGTGTCACCGGTACGCAATGACTCATGAATTTTTCTTGCTTTTTCCACCATAAATTTATGAAACAGTGCTTCGGCTTTGTCGGTATCTTCGTTAAGAAGATGGACGATAGCTTTCTCCAAAATTGAACGCATAAAGAAATCTCCCATATATCGTTAATAGCTGTGCGTTAATGCATCAGTTTTATTTACTTATTATTTTGATAAATCGCTTTGTAAGACTGATTTTTTATTGTTTTCTGGTTTCTTTGCAAAATAATGAAGAAATGATGCTATATTTATCTTGGGATGGAATACCGAAATACGAATCTATGAAATAAGTCGTTATTCTATTATCATAATCCTGTTTTTATTTCTTTCTCTTTTATTGCATATGAAATTTTTAATGAACCCACCTGTTATTCACACCGAAAAGAACGGCCCGAATTGCATTCGCTACGGCAGGCGCGCCGGATTTCTTAACCCAGCATTCCCAGGTAAAACCTACGCCAGTTGCACCGGAAACCCCGGTTGCGCCTTGTCCGTATCCGCCGCTGAGCGCCGCAGACCCAAATTTCTGAGTTGTAGAATCAAATATAGCGCCGGTGAGGGTAAGGTTGTTGCCAGCCATCTTAGTAGCCTCCAAATATAGTTGTTCCGCCATCAGACGTGCTGAAGGTAAAAACATTTATAGTATTTGCGACATTACTTGGTGTAGGAGAAACACCTCCAGACCAACGTATATTTGTAGGTAAATTTAGTGAATAACCACCATTACCTGCCCTAGCAATTAACGTAACGATTTGATACTGACCGGTTGTTCCACCTGATAAAGTGACCGTACAATTTGCTGTTAATGTGATATCATAAGCCGCATTTGCGGCTGAAGGAAATATAAGTGCTTGTGTAGAACCCGATGAAACAATTGTGGTGACTGGAGTTACAACTCCATTACTAAGTGCTATATTTGAACCATTACTTGCTGAACTAATACGTCCATAAGAATCAACAACTATACTAGAATTCGTGTAAGAACCAGGAGTAACACCCGAATTTGCAAGTTTTAAATCAAACGTTCCAGAAGTAGTAATTACATTTCCAATTATAATTAATGTATTACTATTACTTGTTAAGCCAATACTAGAAACTCCCCCCCCCGATCCGGATAAGGATATTCCGCCAGTGGTAACGCCATCATGAAAATTTATAGTTTTTCCAATAGGATCAACCGTTATATCTTCCGGAGCACCGATATATTGCGAATAAGGAACAGAAGCCGTTGAACCTTTAGTAACAATTTTTTTGATAGGTGTTTTCATAAAAATATCCAGAAAATATAAACTTTCTAGTATTTATATCTTTTAGCTAAAATACATCAATCTCTTTTTTGGCTTCATTGTTCTTAACTCATCTTCTAGACGATCAATCGCAGAATTTACTCTATTCCATTTATCTCCATGAAATCTTATCCATTCTGGTTTTTTATCATCTGAAACACTATTCAAAATCTCATTAAAACGAGTTTCAAGATCTTTTAATTTCAATAGAGCATTATATTTCTTGGTATATTCTTTATTTTCATGATCAACAAATGATGTTTTTTGATATAAAGCTGCCCCATCATCAGTTAAACTACCCCAATCAATTTCTTTATCGGGATATATTGATTGCAAATGTTTAAGCATTGCCGAAGCAACACCTGATGTCGTATTTGTTTTGCAACAAATATATAGTTTATAGAAATTTCACCTTTATAAATTGCAAAAGCAATTTTACCGACAACATCGTTATCGGTTTCTGCACTCAACGTACAATCGGTTTGATTATGACTAAAACCATTTACAGAAATAGTGAATTTTAAATTCAAAAAATTACTCAATTTTTATTAGAATGGAGATCCGCCAGGAGGCACTTCTTCAATCGGAGAATATAAAATTCCCAACAGATCTTGACGTTTAAGATCTTCATGTTTTTTCAATGCACGCATGCGTTTCAGTCTATTAAGTTGTTTTAAAAATAATGGTTTTTTGCGAGTGTCGTTGGGTTTGCGAGCATTTATTTTATCTTCAGAAGGGTCATAATACCCAGTGGCAATATCATCGGGCAGTTGTTGATCATTTTCGATAAGCAATTCGTATAGTCTCATATCATTTATATCCTAATAGTCGCTCATGAATATATTTAGATCGCCAATCGAAATAAAAGCTTTGTTGTTCATTTCATTTTGTATAATCAGAAGAAGGAAGACTTATATTTTTTAATATTTTTTGAATTTCATTAGAACCGCAATTTGAATAGCATTTTATGTTGCGAATTCCATTTTTCATAATTTTCTGGAATATCATATTGTTTTTGCCATTCTTTTATTTCTTCATCGGATATTTTATTATCATTTAGATACCATGCTTGTGTTCCATCTGCATAAATAGCGGCAGGACCATCTTCTCGATGTCTTTTACCATTTAACCACCATTGTTGTCTGCCATTTGGATAAATAGCAGCAGGACCATCAATTCGATGTCTTTTACCATTTAACCACCATTGTTGAGTAGTACCATTTGGATAAATAACAGCAGGACCATCTTCTCGATGTACTAATCCATTTACCCACCATTCTTGATTTCCATTTGCCCACATAATAGCCGGTCCATCAATTCGATGTCTTTTACCATTTATATACCATTCTCGTGTTCCGTTTGCGCGAATAATAGCAGGTCCATCTTCACGATGTAATTTGTCATATAAATACCAATTACTATACTTATCTTTCATAGCGTCTAACCTCATGATAAAGTTATCAAGAAAATCTTAACTTAAACAGTTTTCTCTTGGATTATTCCAAAGTTTTCAATTAATATATCTTCATCCATTCGTCAATCTTAATCTGCGATATTATTGCCATTTAAACCAGAATAAGTCCGATCAGGAAAACTTTAATTTGAATAACATTTTATGTTGTGAATTCCATTCCAAATAATTTTCTGGAATATTATATTGATCTTTCCATCTCTTTATTTCTTCATCGGATATTCTATTTCCATTTACAAACCATGCTTGTTTACCATCTTTCCAAATAACAGCAGGTCCATCTTCTCGATGATGTTTTCCATTTAAAAACCATTCTTGATGTTCATTTATATTAATAAAAGCGGGTCCATCTTCCCGATGGCGAACGCCATTTACATACCATGATTGAGTACCATCTGTATTAATAACCGCTGGACCATCTTCGCAATGCAAAAAATCATTTAAGTAATGAAATTTATTTCCGTATTCGTCAATATACCAACCGTTAGGTATTTTTTTCATGTTCTATCATTTTTTGATATATAATTAACAGAAACGAAGTTTGAATAGCATTTTATGCTTTTGATTCCATTCCAGATAATTTTCTGGAATATTATATTGTTTTTTCCATTCTTTTATTTTTTCATCGGCTATCCTACTGTCATTTACATACCATGATTGGGTTCCATCTGACCAAATAACAGCAGGTCCATCTTCACGATGTAGTAATCCATTTATAAACCATTCTTCGGTTCCATTTGCATGAATAATAGCCGGTCCATCAACACGATGTAATTCATCATTTAACCACCATGATTGGGTTCCATCTGTGTGGATAATAGCTGGTCCATCAACGCGATGTTTTTCGCCATTTTGCCACCATTCTTGTGTTCCATCTGTATTAATAACCGCTGGTCCATCTTCGCAATGCAAAAAATCATTTAAGTAATGAAATTTATTTCCGTATTCGTCAATATTCCAACCATTATTTTTTGTTTTCATTTTCCCATTTTTTCAATACATATAAAGATATTGTTAGGAAACCAGCATGGTTATTCAATAGATTTTTTTCAACTAATCTATCTATAACATCTTTTGGAAAATTTTCCGGAGATTCCCCCAAAGCTATTTTTGCGAATGTTTCGCGTTCTTTATCATCACAACCGTCTAATATATCCATATTTTTACACCCATAGGATTTATTATACTAAATAACACATATTTCAATATCCATGCAAGGGTTTATTTTCAACATGCGTCTTTATGAAGTGACAAAAAGCGATATAAGAACATTCGCATCCGAATTCCAGAAAAAAGTCGGAAAACTCCAACGCGTCGGTGGACCTTCGCGCATTTATGAAATTGGAGAACATAATCTCCGTGGTGCCATTTATATTATTGGTAATAGTACAAGTGCCATTGGTCTTGGTTGGGATAGTTCCAAAACAATTAAAACTGTTTATCTGTGGCATACGCAATTTACAACGTATCGTTCGCCGGATTATGCGATTGATATTAATGGGGAAGTTACTGATGGTCTCATGGATCGTATTGTTGAAATGTTGCATTCTCAAGAAATGGGTCCAGTCATTATTAGTAATCGACTTAAAGAAGCCAAACGCACAACTGATGCAGAATTTATTAAAATGGCACGAGATATGTTTGGTGCAAAAGCCAACAAATTATCATTGGTGGATTTGAATAACGTTGCAGCAGAAAATGATGTTCAAGTTCCTACTTCAATTAAAATGTCTCGTGATTATAAAGCCACCAGACCAGATGGACGCACAGATCCTCATTTTTGGGATTTATCCGATAAGTCCGCTGGTTCTGCCTCGGATTCCGAAGAACTTTCCAAAGAATTAGGGGCACCAGTTGAAGCGCCTTCTGCGGTTGATCCTGCCTATCAAGATGCGCTTGATCTTGCGAAAGCCAAAACCGTTACAAAAATGGTTGGACAAGGCAAAGTTTATCTCATGGGAAGAAAACCAAATGGAGCATTTTTTCGTATTCCTGGTTTGGAAACATATTCGGCGCAATTAGAAAGATTGTTAACTAACCAACTACAAAAAGCAGATCCCGGAAGACAAAACATGGAAGAACAATACGAACTATTAAGAGATAAAGTTCGTCTTGTTGCAAGTGGCAAATCTGCCTTTATTAAATCCTTACTTATTACCGGCGGACCCAGCACGGGCAAGGCACTGGCATTAGATACTCCAATTCCCACGCCTACTGGATGGACAACTATGGGAGAAATAAATGTTGGAGATGATGTTTACGATGAAAATGGAATGCCTTGCAAAGTTATTTCCACAACACCGGTTCAATTGAATAGAACATGTTACGAAGTTGAATTTGATGATGGAACAAAAGTCGTTGCAGATGCTGATCATAGATGGTTAACAAGTACAGTTTCATCAAGATATTCTGAAGCTAGAAACAAAAAAATATGGGAAGGACGAGATCCATCGGTAATAAAACCACATGGAAAGGATCAATCACATAAAAGAAAATTTCCAAGCGTTGTAAATACAAAATATATTTCAGAAACATTAAAATCGGGTTCTGGAAAATGGAATCATCAAATCCAGAATACAAAACCAATTAATAGTGTTTTTGAAAATGAAAAACTTTTAGTGAATCCTTATATTCTTGGTTTATGGCTTGGAGATGGTTGTTCTATTTCGGCTACTCTTTCATGCGGAAAACAAGATATCGATCAACTCGTTTCCTTACTTGAAACCGAAGGACAAGATTTTAAAGTAAAATTATTACCAAAAAAT